GTCACGCTTGTGCAGAATGTAATCGAATGTAGAAACACTAGGGATAGTGTTTGAGACTGGGGCAGTACGCTACCGGTAGTGTCTAGGGATGATTGATACACCGCCTCAAACCTTACCCGTAGCCTGTGGATAACCTGTGGATAACTTTTGAATAACGTCATAAAATGGATTTTTCAGATTTAACCTAAAACGTTGTCTAAGTCGTTGATTTATAAGGGCATTTTGTGCGGGGTGTGCAATGTGTGCGCTTGATTTTCCTGATGCATTCTGTACGTGAAAGCGCTTTCATAACGTCTGAATGAGAATCGTTCGCAATGGGGGACGCGTGGGCCCTGGGGGTGTTAGCGCTATTTGTACATACCGACGATCACACACGGGGTTTTTCAAATCGCCCCCATTCCTGCACCACCACGCCCACACCCATCACCACCCGCATTTAAAGCCCCATAGCGCCGTTTATTCCACCTGGGGCATACCTGCGTAGCCAACACCATTTCTAACGCCTTGTAGAGCCTCTATTCGCGTCACAGACAACACCTCCTATGTGGACCACGAAAGCGTTTCCGACATTTCCCAATCTGACGGAACAGAAGAGGTGGAAATGACATCGCTGTTCTGTAGCATGTACAGCAAACTATGCATTCAACATGAAATGCACAGCGCAATGTACAGTGTTGTATAAATGAGACATTCAATAACACCACACACAACAACTTCTTGTGCTACACTAACGATGTTGTTGACACAGGCGTATGTTGTCTGTTACAACAACGTCAAATCCAGCAGCGTCTGTTCTTCGTAACAACAAGAATAGGACAACGGTGAAACTCCGTTTTGATCTGGCACTTGGCAGAGACGGTAACGTCTTGTTCGTGGGTGATGGGGCATCGGCAGATGTTACACGAACACGCACCAGCGGTGGTGCAGCGGCAAAGCTCTCCAACCTCAATTGAATGTTCTTCAATGGGGTATGGGGCAGTGTTGCCGAAACTATATAGACAACATCATTCCGTCAACACTGTTCGCACAGAATGAAATGATTGTCGGTGAATATTGAGACATTCACTAAGAATACATTCTAACAATCCACTTAGATGTTCTGTTAGCGCTAACAACGCTGACAGCGTTCGCTATTTCCAAATTGAGAATTTGAGCAAGGAGCGAAGCGGAATAGCGCTACTAAGCGATAAATTGTAAATATCTTGTCGAACAGATATTCTTCCTTTTGTTAACAGAAAGCCGACAGGCTTTCATCAGCCAGCATTCGCCATTCTATGAAGAAGAATAAATTGTGTTACAATGCGAAGCATGCATAAAGACCCAATCTGTTTAACCCGTGAAGAAGTGGAAGCAAGCGGCAAGCTAAATCATCCCCCTTACAGTGTGTTGAGCGAAGCATTCCTTTTCATGTTAAAAGGAAATCTGCGTGGTGCTAAGCTCTACCACAGCGATGTGTACCATGCTAGAACAGCACTACACAAACACAGTGGATATTGGTTTCCTTTAGATCGCGTTGAAAAAGCCATGCGACAAGAAGGTTGGACAGAGCGTTCTTATCGAAAGTATTAAAATGCGAGTGCTAACACCGGAGCAGAAGGCTAGCAAGAAAGAATCAAATCGTCGTTACTACGAGGCAAATAGAGAAAAGATACGACTTCAGGCTAAGAATTATTACCTGAAGAACCGAGATGAAATCATAGCCAAAGTAGTAGCATATGAAGAAGCAAATAAAGAAGCTAGACAGGAATATCGGGCAGAGTATTATATCCGTCACAAAGACGGTAAAATTAAAGAGTATTACGAAGCCAATCGTGATAGAATATCAGAGGCGCACCGTCAATGGCTTCAGGATAACGCCCAGCATGTAACAGATTATGCTAAACGGTATTACGCTGAAAACACTGACTTGGTGAAGTCTCGCTGTAAGTCTTACTATGATAGAAATAAGCATGTGTTTACAGCTAAGGCCAACAAACGCCGTGCTGCGTTTTTAAATGCTATTCCTTCGTGGGCAGACCTTGATGAAATTAAAAACGTATACTTGGAAGCAAAGCATTTCGGGTATCATGTAGACCACATCATTCCTCTTCAAGGTAAGACTGTTTGTGGATTACATGTGTGGGAAAATTTACAAGTAATCCCTCCTGCTGAGAATCTGAAGAAAAGCAACAAGTTCGATGAGTCACTACTCACATGATGTACAACGTAGCCCATGCCCAATTTCAATCTACGCAAAGAACATAAAGACCCCGATGGCGGTTTAAACGCCAAAGGACGTTCTGCTTACAACAAAGCCACTGGTAGCAATCTAAAGCCTCCAGCACCCAATCCAAAGACAGAGAAGGACGCTGCTAGGCGTAAGAGCTTTTGTGCAAGGATGTCATCGGCTAAGGGACCACTGAAAGATGAGAAGGGTCGTCCTACACGTAAGGCTTTGTCGTTGAAGGCTTGGGATTGTAATGAGGTGAATAAGTAATGCCATATCTAATGTGTGACAAAGTTTGTTCTAAGTGTAAAACTGAAGGTGGTCTTTTTCGTTACCGATGGCATGGTCAAAACGGCAAGCACTTATTCGTGTCACACTGTAAGTCATGTGAAGCAGATGTAACCAAAAAACATCAAGCGAATAATAGAGATGCATGGCGAGAGTACAATAAACGTTCTTACGCCAATTGGTCGGATGAAACGTACACTAAGCGACTCATAGAAAGCCATAAACGTCATAAACGATTAAAGAATGTACTGTGGGATTGTGAACTGACGGATTTGGTTACAGAAGAAGCTCATGATATTCGAGTTAAAAGGAATCAACTATTCGGTTTCAAATGGCATGTTGACCACATCGTACCTTTGAATGGTAAGAATGTGTCAGGACTACATGTATGGAATAATTTAAGAGTTATCCCGGCAATTGAAAATTTGTCGAAAGGGAACAAGGAGATGACAAATCGCCATTCATGAAGAAGAATGCTGACGGTAAAAGCGTCAGAGATACCAAAGCTGAGTTGGAGTGGGAGCATAAGCACAAACCCAATCGCGTTAAAGATCGCGCTGCCCGCAACGCTGCGCGTGCAACAATGATGGCTGAAGGCAAAGTGAAGAAGGGCGACAATTTACATGTAGACCACAAAAAGCCATTGTCAAAAGGTGGGTCCACTGCTCGCAGCAATCTGCGTGTTGTTAAAGCCTCCACCAATCTCGCTGTCAAACGAAACAAAGACGGATCATTAAAATGAACACACGACAACAACAAATTGCAACATTGAAGGAAATGGCTACACAGAAGTCGTTGCCTGAATACATTCGTAATAGTTTGCTACTTCAAGCAGCAGTGCTAGAACAATCCGTGGCTGAAGAAGCTATTGAACAAAAGCGTTCTACGTTAACGCTAAAGAAATCTAAGGAACAATAATGGGTATTGCTAAGATGGTTGCTGCCGGTTTGAGTAAGGCTGGTGATGGTGTTCGTGTTGGAGGCAAGGGTGTTACTAAGTCTGGTGCAGATAATGCCAATCGGTGGACACCTTCGTTGACGTCCGATGTTGTCAAGAGTCAGAAAGCTGACACTGCTAAAATTAAAAAAGGCTTGGATGCTGCTGCAGATAATGTTGATAACAATCGTTCGCGCCAGTCGCAACAACTAGCAGGTGGTCGTGCCACTACGCGTACAGCAGGTCGTGTTGGTGCTCTAGCTGCTACAGGCGTTTTTGCTTACGATCAAGGTAGTCGTGCCAACGAAGCAAATAGTCGCGCTGGTGAGGCTAAGAAGGCCGCTAGTGCCCCTGCTCCAGCTAAGAAAGCTGCTCCAATCTCCACCAAGGACGACTCCCCATTGGAGAAAGTTGACACTAAAAAGAAAGACGTCAAAAAGACTTCTTCGAAGATGGAATCACCGCGTTCTAGTGTCCGCGAAGGTCGCAACGAAAACATTGACGACGACGTTCGTAAGCGTGCCTTGGACAGTATTGCCAACCTGAATAAAGGTGGTATGGTTAAGAAAAGGAAATGTTAATGGCTATGAAACCCGCAATGAAGAAATCTGCAGCAAAGCCTGTTAAGGCTGCTCCTAAGAAATACAATGAAGGTGGAGCTGTTCCAGATAGCCGCATTCGTAGCGCGACAATGATGTCGCGTGCTCTGCGTAAAGGTATGGAAGAGAATGGTTTGGAAGACGAATATTTGACGGCTAAACCTACGAAAGCTGTAGAGCCTTCTAAGCCTGCTCGTCCGAAAGCTGTCGTTCCTCCTGAAGTGCAAGCTAAACGTGACGCTCAGTTTAAGAAGCTGATGCAGAAACACGACGCTCCGTTGAAATGAAAGTTAATCCGTTTGCTCGGATGGTGAATAAAACCATTGCCTCCGTCGCTAAACCTGTCAAAGCCGCTAAAGCACCCAAGGTGCCTACGGCTCGTGAGCGGATTGCTGACACGTTGCAGAAGGTGAAGCGATGAGTGGGCGCAGTGTTTCTATTGGTACGTTAGCAACCACCACTGAAAGTGCAATGTACACAGTACCTGCACGTTTCAATGCTGATGTTAAAACCATCACCATCTCCAATAACAACAACGCTGTGCAACTCATCACCATTAAATGGGTGAATGCTTCCACTGCCACCACGTTTACGCTTGTTGAGAATAAGCAAATGGCAGCACGCGACGTCATTCAATTGTTTGACGCGTTGGCTTTGTCTGCTGGTGACAGCATTCGAGTTGTGGCAGATGGTAGCACTCAAATCAGGGTGAGCTTGCGTATTGAAGAAACTTATTCCCCAGTGGTGAAAAACTAATATGGCTCGAAAACTTACAGAACAACAGACAGCGTTCATTGAGGCGCTCTTTGGAGACGCTAAAGGAAGCCCTGTTAAGGCTAAGAAGATGGCGGGATATGCTGACAGTGTTAGCTCACGAGCCATCGTTAATGGCCTCAAGGACGAAATCCTAGACGCTACAAGGCTTCATTTGGCATTGCATGCACCCCAGGCAGCAATGAGTGTAATTGACGGCATCACCGACCCTACAGAGCTTGGCATCAAGGAGAAATTGAACGCTGCCAAGGACATTCTCGATCGAATTGGCATTGTCAAGACGGAGAAGGTGCAAGTGGAAGCAAGTGGTGGTGTTATGTTGCTGCCGCCTAAGAAGGCTGATGGCGACGAATGAACGTGATTTAGGAGTTTGGTGGCTACCGGCACCCGCTGAGACGCGTCAGTGGCTACCAATTCCAATATTGAATGACAATATTCGCGTCCATACGCCATTTGGCTATGAAAAACGTGAAGGTGATGACAAACATTGGTGGCCTATACATCACCAACTTGAGCTTTTAGAAGAAGCTAGCAAGCATGTCAAGAAATATACATATAAAGACGTTGCTGCTTGGCTTTCTAAACGTGCTGGCAGGTCAATTACAGGTGAAGGCTTACGGAAGCGATTAAATAGTGAACAAAACAGTCGAAAGCGTATTGCTGCAATCAGACGAAGCATCGCCAGAATTGAAGCCAAACTCAAAAAGGTTGAAGAGTGGGAATCGAAAGTCTTCGAGCGCTACAAAGACGCCGAAAGCCCCGTCGATTATCTCTCCACCGAGTAAGGATATTCAGAACACATTTGCTAATGTGAGCGATGATGCTTTGGCTGGCTTTAACATTGTGTTTAAGCCTAATCCTGGCCCACAAACTGAATTCTTAGCAGCACCTGAGCGCGAAGTGTTGTATGGCGGCCCGTTGGCAGATGATACATTGGTGATTACAGACAAAGGTCGGCGTCGTATTGACATGATCGGCGTCGGTGATAAGGTGTTGACTCCGGGTGGATCGTTTGCTACCGTCACAGAAATTCCATTTGTAGGTGAAGAAGACAGCTATGTCATCACTTTCAGTAATGGTCGTAAAGTTGTAGCAAGCGAAGGACACAAGTGGAGTGTTTCAACCGGTGATTGGGCGAAGACACCAGTTCCGTTTCGCACGCTTATCACCAAAGACCTACTGAATTTCAAACTACCTGACGGTAATAACCGTTGGCGCATGCCTCGTGTCCAACCGTTTAATGGTACGGATACACCGTTTCTGATTTCGCCGTACATGATGGGTGTGTTGCTTGGTGACGGCTGTATTCGTAAGTGTGTTCAGATAACATCAAATGACATTGAGATTATTGATGGTGTAGCTGAACATCTGCACGAAGAATATGACATTGTTTATCGTGGTAAATATCAATATCACGTAGTTAAACACAACCGATGTAAACGTACACCCAACATCTACTACGACGAGTTGCGTCGTTTGAACTTGTTCGGTAAAAACGCTTTCTCAAAAAGCATTCCTGGATCGTATTTGATGGCTAGTGAACATCAGCGATTGGAGCTTCTTCGTGGGCTAATGGATACGGATGGTACTGTTCGCAATCCTACAGTAAAGCGCACCGGGGCCGAAGCTAAGTACACCACTGTGTCTGAGAAGCTGCGAGATGATTTCATTTTTCTAGCCGAAAGCCTTGGATTTAGAACAACAGTGTATTCTGAGGTTATTGCGACGGGTAGTATTGCTTATAGAATCATCATTAACGGCAATCTGCACAACCCATTCAAATTGCGTCGTAAATATGATCGTTACGCTCAATTTAAATCGTCGGATCGTGCGTTGATGATTGTGAATATTGAATACATGGGTAAGCGTAACGTCCGCTGTATCACTATTGATTCTGAACAGCATTTGTTTGTGCTTGATGGAAATATTGTTACGCATAATTCCGCTGGCGGTGGAAAATCGTATGCGATGCTGGCTGATCCAATGCGATATTTTACGCATCCTCAATTTAGTGGTCTTTTGTTGCGCCACACTACCGAAGAACTTCGTGAACTGATTTGGAAGTCACAGGAACTCTATCCTAAGATCTATCCCGGAATTAAATGGAGTGAGCGCAAAATGCAATGGGAGCACCCTTCTGGCGCTCGGTTGTGGATGTCATATCTCGACCGCGACGAGGACGTTCTCAGGTATCAGGGTTTGAGTTTTTCATTTGTAGGGTGGGATGAGCTTGGTCAATGGAAGACCCCGTTCGCATACGACTACATGCGCTCGCGTCTCCGCACTACTGGTACAAATCTACCGTTGTACATTCGTGCGTCAAGTAACCCCGGCGGCCCGGGTGGGTGGTGGGTAAAGAAGATGTATGTTGATCCATCACCGCCCGGTCGGTCATTTTGGGCAACCGATATTGAAACTGGCGAAACTCTAGTATATCCCCCTGGCCACACTCGTGAAGGACAGCCTTTATTTAAGCGACGGTTTATACCCGCACGACTCAAAGACAACCCTCACTTGTACGAATCAGGTGATTATGAAGCTAACTTGTTGTCGCTGCCTGAACATCAGCGTAAACAGTTGTTGGACGGCAATTGGGATTTGGCCGAAGGTGCTGCATTCCCTGAATTCAACAGGGCTGTTCACGTTGTAGAGCCTTACACCATCCCTAATACATGGACTAAGTTTAGAGCATGTGATTACGGATATGGGAGCTGGACTTGCGTGTTGTGGTTTGCTGTAGCCCCCGATGAAAGTATTGTTGTCTATCGTGAGCTATACGTCACCAAAGTGCTAGCCGAAGACTTAGCAAATATGGTGCTTTCGCTAGAGCAAGGTGAAGCAATCCAATATGGCATGTTAGACAGTAGCTGCTGGCATAAGCGCGGTGATACTGGTCCGTCTATTGCAGAGCGAATGATATTGCGTGGGTGCCGCTGGCGACCTTCTGACAGGTCTGCAGGTAGTCGCGTTGCAGGAAAGAATGAAGTGCATCGCCGTCTTCAGATTGATAAGTTTACAGGTAAGCCTCGCATCACTATTTTCAACAACTGTAAACAGCTTGTAGCCGATTTACCGTCTATACCTCTGGACAAGAAGAATCCAGAAGACGTTGACACATCTATTAGTAATGACCATTGCTACGACACATTGCGTTACGGACTGATGAGTCGTCCGCGAGCTAAGAGTATTTTTGACTACGATCCCACTAAGCCAGAGCGACATTCGCCAGCATGCTTAGTGATGGGATATTGATATGTTTAAGGAATTGATTTAATGGAAAATAATGACGTTCATGTTGGCGCTGAAGTTGTTGGTTTGGACGACAGCAAAGATCAACACAACAGTGTAATCCGGTATGTTGAAGAGCGATTCGTTCGGTCTAAGAATGCCCGACAAACTGATGAGAACCGCTGGCTCAAAGCCTATCGCAACTATCGCGGTTTGTATAGCTCCGACGTTCAATTCACTGACACCGAAAAGAGCCGCGTCTTCATCAAGGTGACAAAGACTAAGGTGTTGGCTGCGTATGGTCAAGTTGCCGAAGTGATTTTCGCTAACAACAACTTCCCGCTGTCAATCGAACCCACTACGTTGCCTGAAGGTGTTGTAGAGCATTTCCACATTACGCTTCCAAAGCAAGGTGAGCCTCCGCAAAAGAAGAAGACGCTAGCAGAACGCTTTGCGGGCGCTTTCGGCTACAAAGGCGACGGTAAGACTCTACCACCCGGCACCACCACTAAACAGCTTCTAGGCGCTCTCAGCGATGATATGAAGGAGTTTGAGGACGATGTGAAGATGGGACCGGGCGTAACACCGGATTCCATCACGTTCAGTCCTGCAATGGTGGCAGCTAAGAAGATGGAGAAGAAGATTAAGGACCAGCTTGATGAGACTGGTGCCAACAAACAACTACGTCATGTTGCATTCGAAGCTGCGTTGTTTGGCACAGGCATTATGAAGGGTCCGTTTGCAGTTGACAAAGAATATGCCAACTGGGATGACAAAGGCTCGTACAAGCCTACAATCAAAACTCGCCCAATGACTGAGCATGTGTCAGTGTGGGACTTCTATCCCGACCCCGATGCTGACAGTATGGACGATTGTGAATTCGTTGTTCAGCGACACAAGCTGAGCCGGAGTCAATTGCGCTCGCTGAAGAAGCGTCCAATGTTCCGCAAGGAAAGTATCGACACTGCTGTCTCTATCGGTGAGAATTACAGCCGCGAATACTGGGAAGATGCCCTTGACGACAATGCAGTGTCGCAATCTATTCAGCGGTATGACGTCAAAGAATACTGGGGCATCATCCCTGTTGAGTTGCTTGATAGCGAAGGTATTGACATCCCGTCAGAACTCGAAGGCTTCGATGAATTGCAAGCTAATATTTGGGTGTGTAACGGGCAGCTTCTCCGATTGGTACTAAATCCGTTTAAGCCTAGCCGCATTCCTTATTATGTTGTCCCATATGAACTCAATCCCTATTCAATCTTTGGTATTGGTGTTGCAGAGAACATGGAAGATTCGCAAATGCTTATGAATGGCTTTATGCGAATGGCTGTTGATAACGCTGTGTTGTCAGGCAACCTAGTATTTGAAGTGGACGAAACCAACCTCGTGCCAGGACAGGACATGAAAGTGTATCCCGGCAAAGTGTTCCGTCGCCAAGGTGGCGCACCCGGTCAGTCCTTGTTTGGTACTAAGTTTCCTAACGTGTCGCAGGAGAATCTGCAGCTATTCGATAAGGCTCGTCAGCTTGCTGATGAATCTACAGGGTTGCCGTCGTTTGCTCATGGACAAACTGGTGTTAGTGGAGTTGGTCGGACGGCATCAGGTATTTCGATGTTGCTCAACGCCTCGTCAGGGGGTACGAAAACTGTTATCAAGAATTTCGACGACTACCTACTTCGTCCACTCGGAGAGAGCTTCTTCCATTTTAATATGCAGTTTTCGTATGATCCTGAATGCGCTGGTGATTTGGAAGTGAAAGCTCAAGGTACGTCGGCACTCATGCAGGGTGAAGTTAAGAGTCAGCGACTTCTACAACTACTACAAGTTTTGCAAAATCCGCAACTGATGCCTTTTGCTAAAATTCCTTACATTGTGCGTGAGTTGACGACCAGCCTCGGTCTAGACGCGGACCTTTGTGTCAATGATATGGCTGAAGCTGCCAAAGTGGCGCTGCTTTATCAACGCATGAACCCGCAACCTGCTGCTCCGACAGGGCCGCCTGAGCCTGGAACCAACGGTGCAGGCTTGCCGCCAGCTAAAGACACTAGCGGCGGGGGAGGAAGCAATATTGGTGTAGGATCGGCACCAACTCCAAACGAACAAGGATTTAGCGGCAATGTCCCTCAATAAATTTTACGTTTACGTACATCGTCGAGCCGATGACAATACCATTTTCTACGTGGGGAAGGGTTGCAATGATAGAGCTTGGCACAAGCGTGGTCGAAGTGATTGGTGGCAAAACGTAGTAAACAAGCATGGATATACTGTTGAGATTGTTATTGATTTCATGGATGAAGACGTAGCATTTAGTTTCGAAGAAGAACTGACTAATTATTATGATGGTCACCTTGTCAATTTGTCGGTTGGAGGCGGCGGAAGCACTGGATACAAATTTACAGAGCAGGAGAGGTTAAATCGTTCAATTATTTCCAAGTCACTTTGGCAAACTGAAAATTACCGACAACATTTTGTTGGAAAGAAGCATACTGAAGAACATCGTAAAAAGAACTCGGAAGCAATGAAGAAGGCTTGGCCAAATGACACTATTCGAGACAAGATTCTGAGTAATCTTCGTACTGTAATGTGTGCCAAATGGCAAGACCCCGCACATCGAGAAAAGATGGCTAAAGTTATCAAAGGTAAGCCTGCTAAACCTGTTCGCCGAAGTGATGGTATGCTATTTAATTCAGCATCTGCTGCCGCCGAACACATGGGTAAAAGGGTTCAGTCTATCAGTCGAGCGGCGTTGGGTCAACGCGCTAAAGCGCATGGGTACGGATGGGAGTATATGTGAGTAAAGAATATGAAGGATATTTGAGGGCGTTTGTTAACAATGCGGCTCAGTGGGATGCTTTTACTAAATTTATCACTGATGAAATTGACGCACAAAATCGCAAACTCCACCAATCTTCAGATATGTTAGATATATACAGGGCGCAGGGTGCAATTCATCAACTACAGCGCCTTAGTCAAATGAAAGGCATGTTTCAACAATGAATTCCGTAAACCAACAAACCAACAAACTACTTGCTGAAGGTGGATTTGCCGCGTCAGGTGAGCAGCGTGATCCTGTATCGGGCAACGAGGTTCCAATTGGATCGTTACCTCACGAGGTGCGCGATGATGTTGACGCCAAACTTTCAGAGGGCGAATTTGTTTTCGCAGCAGACGCGGTAAGATTCATCGGTCTGCAGAAATTGATGCAGCTTCGTGACAAAGCCAAAGAAGGCTTGCAGCGTATGAACGACATGGGACAGATGGGTAACAGTGAAGAAGCTAAGGCGTCTGGTGAAAACCCTCTAGGTGAATTCGACCAAGAAGAAGGCGACGACGAAGG